AACAACAGCGGGTATAACTCTAGGGTCAACTGCCATTGCTTCCACAGGTGCAGAGCTTAACATCCTAGATGGGGTAACTAGCACAGCCGCTGAATTAAACCTTCTAGATGGTGTGACATCAACTACAGCAGAGCTTAACATATTAGATGGAGTGACCAGTACTACAGCAGAGCTTAATATACTTGATGGGGTTACCAGTACAGCAGCAGAACTTAATATCCTAGATGGAGTTACATCTACAGCGGCTGAACTTAACATCATGGATGGAGTTACAACTACCGCAGCAGAAATTAACTTAATAGACGGTGGCACTGCAAGAGGCACAACAGCCTTAGCTGATGGCGATGGTGTATTAATTAATGACGCTGGAACAATGCGTATGACTACAGTGCAAACTGTTAAAACATACATGGGTACTAGTACGGCCTTTAACGCTGTTGGAACTTATGGGCTTTTGTTGCTGCCATCACCAACAGGCTCTGACATTGCACCGGGAGTTAACGTAGCAGGTTCCGCTTTAAAGTACGCTAATACCAATAATGGTTATTACGGTAGCGCACCAGCAGGTACATGGAATACTAGGGGCTTTTTAGACAGCGGTCAATCTATTGCTACCGTTTTAGTAAGGATTGCTTAAATGACAATAACAATTACACAAGTCCGAAATGCAAAGTCATTACAGGCAAACAATGCTAGTATGGACGTAGAAATTAATCACCCTGATTACGGTTGGATACCTTACACGGTTGAGCCTACTGACACTGACACAACCATTAACAACGATGCAATATTAGCTTTAATCAGTACAGACTTCGCTGCTTATGTTGCTCCTACCGCCGCAGAAATAGCTACAGCTTTAGCAGTAACTGAACGATCTAAACGTGACAGCATCCTAACGACAGTTGTTGATCCGATTGCAGGTAATGCACTGCGCTGGGCTGCATTAACATCAGAGCAACGAACTGCATGGGCCACATATAGAACCGCTCTTTTAGATGTACCTGCACAGGCTGGGTTTCCTAGTAGCATTACATGGCCCACTGCGCCTTAAAACCCTAAAATATACAATACGGAGTATGCAATATGAGTAAGATAGCCTTCTCACCAAACGCCAATGGGAACGGTGTTTTTACAATATCCTCACCAAACTCTGGTACGAATAGGGCTATTGCTCTACCCGATGCTGCGGGTACAATTCCACTACTAGCAGCCGCAAGTAACACAGCCATTACATCCACACCAGCAGAGCTAAACATATTAGACGGTGTGACTAGCACAGCCGCAGAGTTGAATATTCTTGATGGCGTAACTAGTACTACTGCGGAACTAAACATACTTGATGGTGTTACAGCTACAGCAGCAGAAATTAACTTGATTGATGGTGGTACAGCACGAGGTACTACTGCTGTTGCAGACGGTGACGGTTTTTTAACAAACGATGGTGGTACAATGCGTATGACCAAAGTTGAGACTTTGGCTACTTATATGGGTACTAAAGTTGGCGGCGGGGCAAGGGTTTTTATTGCCTCATCTGGCGTTGTTAGTGACGTTGCAGCTATTGCATTTACCAACGTATTTGATTCAAGTAAGTTTGATTACTACGTATTTACAATGCTATCTGTAACACCTGCCAATGATGGTCCAGATTTAATATGCCAAACTAGTACTGATGGTGGAAGTAATTTTGAAACTACTAATGGACGATATGCACACGGGGGGAATAATGATGCCACTGGCCTTATTGTGTCAAGCCAAGCAGGCTCTTCATCTAATGAGGACGGAGTTTTTGGAGACTTTCAAATATTTGAAGTTGAAACCTCTAACAAGTTTACAAGAAGCCTCAGCTTAACTTTTAATATACAAAATAACAGTTCACAAGATCACTTTGCTCAAATGAGCAATTCCAACGCTGCTAGTAGTCGAGTAACTGCTGAAGATAATAACGCTGTTAGGTTTCTTTGGACTGCTGGCAATGTAGAATCAGGAGAAATTGTAATGTATGGGATAGCCAATGCCTAGATATAATAACATTAATGGTGTGAGGGTCCAGTGTACTGCTGAAGAAGAAACTTACTTTGACGCCTTAGATCAAACACATACTGACACAGCAGTAGCCCGTCTTGCTGCTGAAGTTCGTGCAAAACGAGATAAACTAATTGCAGCCACTGATTGGACGGGCAACAGTGATGTAACTATGACTTCCGCCATGACCACATACAGGACTGCCTTACGAAATGTACCTGCACAGGCTGGTTTTCCTAGCAGCATTACATGGCCGACCTTGGGGGGATCATAATGTCCACACTACGAGCAGACGCAATCGTTGACGCAGCGGGTAACGGTAAGCCTGACTTGAGTAACGGCGTTCAGATTGGTGGCGTTGCGGTTACTTCTACAGCCGCTGAACTTAATGTACTAGATGGCATTACAGCAGTAGTAGGTGAGCTTAATGCACTGGACATTGGTAGCACAGCAGTAGGCACAGCAGTTGCTTCTAAGGCTGTAATACTAGACTCCAACAAAGACTATGCAGGGATGCGTAACGTCACCACAACAGGACTATTTAAACCTGTAACATACCAAGAGACATATATAGCTAAATCAGCAGCATCTACAATTACCTGTGACCTGGCGACAGGTACACACTTCTCTGTGACAATATCGGCTAACACTACATTCGCATTTAGTAACCCACCTTCTAGTGGTACTTCTTACTCCTTCGTACTTATCATAACTCAGCACAGTACGGCTGTTACATTAACTTGGCCAAGCAGTGTAGACTGGGCGGGGGGCAGCGCCCCTGACGCTGCGGGTGATAATGAAGTGCAAGCGTATGCCTTTATAACTCGTGATGGTGGCACTACATATTACGGGTTCTTAGGAGGAACCGCCATTGGCTAACTCATTTAAAACAATATTTATGGGTGCAGCGGGTACTTCTCTGGGCGACTATTGGATTTTTCATTACGGAGAAACACAAGCTCAGAACGCCAAGCCAACTCAACCTTTCTCTATTGCGGTAGATTCAAATGACAACGTGATTACCGTTGGACAACAAAAAAGTAATTTCCCCTCAAATGCGGCGGGTGCGCCTTTTATAACTAAAATTGCTACAGATGGTAGCCTTGTGTGGGCAAGGTATATTTACGCTTCTGCAAGTGGTACTGACAGGGGAGCAGCAAATGGTTTAGGCACAGACTCCGATGATAATGTGTTTATACTTGGCGCAGGCTTCTTCCCTAATAATAATCTATCCACTGTTATAAAATATAATAGTAGTGGCGCTTTACAGTATATAAAGGGTCTTAGCTCAGTTAAAGGAGAGTTTCTAGGCGGCGGTGTGTCTCCGAATGGTACGCCATACGGCGTTGGGTATATGTCGGTCGGTTATGGTGAACAGCCAGATTTGACCATACATAGATTTAATAATGCAGGTGCAGCAGTTGCGGGAGCGCAGCTAAACACTGACCGTGGTATTGGTACTGACGTGGCATTTGATTCCAGCAACAACTGCATTGCTATTGGTACGGGAAGAATTTCTGGTACTAGGACTGATGTATCTATTGTCAAAATGAACGCTTCTAATAATGCATTTGCATGGGGAAAAACTATATCTACAGCGGATGGAGCCTACAGTCTTACTTTAGGGAAACATCCCATAGGTGGCCCAGACAGTAACGGCGATTTTGCAATGATCTGGCAAAGCAACAGAGATTCGCAAGCTAATTCTTCATCTGTTATTCATAAATTTGCGGGTTCTAATGCCGCTCCCGTTTGGAAAAAAAAGATTGTTACAAGTAACGGCAGGATACAAATAAAAGACGGTGTTGCAGTAGATGCTGATGATAATTGGTATCTGATAGGTCACAGCACAAAAGGCTCCGAGTCTGAGCGTGTATTAATAATGAAATTAAATAGCTCTGGGGCTTTGCAGTGGGCAAATAAGTTAACTATAAATAATGTGGCCACAGAGATTAATGGGCGTTTTACAGATATTAAAATTGATTCAAATGGTGACATACTTGCCTGCGCTGCTGTGCAAATGGCAACCAGTGGTGTTGTAGATTCACAGCTAACTTTTAAAGTACCTGCCAGCGGAGCATTTACTGGGACGTTTGGAGACTTTGTTTTCACTTCTGTGACCAGTGACATTACTGTGTCTAATGACACAGATAACGCTTATAACAACACCACGACTAGGGTGAACGGGATTCCTGCTTATGGTAACGTAGGGCAAACTAGCGGCAGTCTCTCTCAATCGACAGAGTTGATAGACGTTTAACCATCTAAGCATAGGAGCATACACAGGTGGCATATATTAAAATTACAGATGGAAATCAGGTACGTTACAGCCTGAGCCAACTTCGCAAGGACAACAAAACAGTATCCTTTCCAAAGGTAATAGCAGAGGAAACGCTGGCAAACTACGGAGTTTATAGTTTTGTTTTTGCTGATGCGCCTTCCTATAATGTTTCGACAGAAGTTATTACTTTAAGCGAAACAGCAACACAAGTTGGTGGACAATGGACTTATGTTTGGACGGTTAGGGACAAAACCTCTGCGGAGCTTACTGCTGATGCAGCCCATGCCGCTACTTCTGCAAGAAATGTACGAGATGGCTTGCTGGCTAAAACTGATTACTTGGCTCTAGCAGATTCTACTCTGTCTTCTGCTATGGCAACCTATCGTCAGGCTCTTAGAGATGTCCCAACTCAGTCTGGGTTCCCGACAGTTACTTGGCCTACTTCACCATAATGGAGGGCGAATGGCATCTTTCTAAATCAATCCCTGCAACATTCATCCTGGCAATCGTAGGCCAGACAATAGCCTTAGTCTGGTTTGTATCGGCACTGAATAGCGACATACAAACAAACGCCCGTGAAATTGTACGTCACGAAAATCGACTAATAGCCCTTGAAAATATAGTTCAAAGCCAAGCCGTTACGATGGCCAGAATGGATGAAAATATTAAAGCTATTAGAGTAGCGGTAGAGAAAATGTCTCGGCGGTAGGCTAAATAACCCTTGCTATTACACTAGTTAAGTGTTATTATGCATGTATAACAAATGCATTAACAGGTACACATGACCGTATATGTTAGACGGCTGCGTGAAGATGATCTTCCCAAGGTACTATTGATATCAAAGTGGCTGCATCAAAACTCACGATACAAAGTTTTTAGTTACAACGAAGAAAAAGTTAAGAGCCTACTTTCCATGAGTATGGACCCTGAGCGACCAGTATATGTGTCCGTTGCTTTGGAAGAAGGCTCTGATGACATACTCGGTTATTTTCATGGGTATGTAGATTACCACTACTTCAGCGATATGAAATACGCGGGGGATTGGGCAGTTTGTGTCCTCCCACAGTACCGCAAAAAAGCTCCGACCATACTAAAGTACATGGTTCAATCTTTTGAACAGTGGGCCAGAAGACACGGTGCAGAAGAGATATCCATAGGAGCTTCTACTGAGGCCTACGGCACTGGATACAAAAAGTTTCTTAAAAGAATGGGCTACAGGGACGTAGGTTTCCTTGCTGTGAAAGGATAAGATATGAGCTTTAATAGAACCGCTGCCGCAGTCACTACTAATACGGGCCTAGGTGACGATCAATTTTCGGCACTTCAAACCAATCAAGGCAGCGTAGGAACGCAGCTTGAGGAAGGCTTTGGCGGGGTTGGTACGAGGCTTAATCAAGTAGATACTGGTATAACCGGAATACAGACCGATTTGGGTAATGTAACAGCAGACGTTAATGTAAATACTAACACTGGATTTTCAGACTTAGGAACTACCCTTAGCGGCTATAACGATGCCACCAACCTACGCCTAAATCAGTTCGATCAGAACTTCGCAAATAACAGTGCGGCTGTGGGTGCAAATAACACAGCCCTTACTAACTTGCAGGGCGATGTAACTGGTGGCTTTGGAGATCAGGCTACGCGGTTTAATCAAGTGGACGCTGCTAATACGGCAATGCAGGGTGACATCACTACGGGGTTTAATGATCAATCCCAAGGCTTCACAGACGCACAGACAGACCGCACAACCAATGCAGGGCTAAATGCTCAGGGTTTTGTAGATACAGGTGTCGCTTTAAATTCAGGCTTTGTAGACACAGCTACTCAGCTTGGGGGACTTTCCACCGATGTGGTAGATAGCCAAGCAAATATGGCCACTAGCCTAGATAATCTAAACACAGGGTTCAATAGCTATGCAACTCAAACTGCGGCAGACCAGGCATCGATTATAGCTAATCAAGAAAGTTTTGTATCCGACTTTGACACTTACACGGAGCGTTATGGTGAAGATACGACACTAGCAAATCAAACTCGTACTGACATGCAAACGGCTAATGCTAATTCTGCAAATAAAATGCGAGAAGACTTTGGAGCTTTTGCAGATAATACCTCCACTCAAATTGGTAACATTACGCAAGGTTTGGACAATCAGTTTTCCGCGTTAGAGGGGACAGTTGAGGGCGGATTCTCTAAGGCCCAGGCTACCGCAATAGCCAATAACGCCGCCAGAGCTAATGCTGCTAGCGATCTACAAGCTTCGCTTCAAGGCGGCGGTGGTACAGTGGGCGTAGAGCAAATTGTAGCTGCCCGTAATATGGCTGCTATTGCATCTACACAGGCTGATATCAGCATGGACCTACGGCAGAACTTTAATCAATTAGGCTCTTCTTTTGATGACGCAGGTTCTTTGATTGCAAGCAGCATCGATGCTCAGGGCAACACAATTAACCGCACTATGGATCAGCAGGGAAACCTTATTCTGAATAGATTTGATGGCTCTGGGGTTTCTCAGGGACGAAAAATAATAAATATTAACAATACCCTAACAGACCTAAGTAACCTAACTACTAGGGTCGGCTCTAATGCAAGTATGGGTAATTTAACCGCAGCATCGTCAAGCGAACTACCCTCCAGTGGCTTTGCTGCCCCATTTGCAACTACGAGGTAATCATGCATCCAGTAACCGTATCACGAGCAGGCATAGAACTTGTTAAGAAGTTTGAAGGGCTACACACACTTAAAGACGATGGCTTAATACATTCATATCGCTGCCCCGCTGGGAAGTGGACAATAGCGTGGGGTCACTGTAGCGGCGTCCGTTCTGGAATGAAGATTACTATGGATGAGGCTGATCAGTTTCTACTTGATGATCTTAGCGAGGCTGGACGGTCTGTTAAAAAGTGCGTCAATGTACCGTTAACTCAAGGGCAGTACGATGCTCTTGTATCCTTTGTATTTAACTTGGGAGGAGGTAAGAACTTTCAAACCTCTACTCTTCTTAAAAAGCTTAATAAGGGCCTCTACGATGAAGTCCCAGAGCAAATACTGCGTTGGAATAAAGCCCGTGTAGACGGTCAGCTACAGGCTTTGAGAGGTCTTACAAGACGCCGTACAGCAGAAGCAGCTATCTTTAGTCAGGACGCTCAATTGCCGTCTGATGAAGGTGGGCCATTAATGGTTCAGAAGCCTACAGCAGAAAGCCCTAAGTCTCTTGCCAAAAGTAAGACTATGGCGGGTGCAGGTATTGCGGGTGCAGCTACGGCGATGAATGAGGTTGCAGGTCAGATGCAGGGGCTTATTGCTTATGCACCTATGTTGAAAACTATATTCTTACTCTGTGCTATTGGAGGCATAGCTTTAGCGGCTTACGCACGATTTAAAGATAATAAGGACGGCGTCCACTAGTGTTTATTTTCGGCAAGATTAAAACATACATCATAGCAGCATTAACAGTAGCTCTTCCCATTATCTATCTGATTGGGAGAGTTAAAGGCCACGCCGCTGAGAAAAATAAAGTTCTCAAAGACGATTTACAGGCGCAGAAAAAGACAACTCAGTTTTATAAGAAAATGGCAGAGCATGAGACAGATGATATTAATGACCGCGCTAGTCTTACTGACAGGCTGCGCGGGAACGGTCTATAGGACCAAGCTAGAAATCTACTGCCCTCCAATGGCAGAGTATTCACCTGAATATAACCAAAAGCTTGCGGAAGAGATTGATAGTCTCCCTGCGTCAGCCACCGCCCTTGAAACGGCCCTCACCGATTATGTGAACTTGCGCGACAGGATCAGAGCCTGTGACGAAGAAAAGGATAAATAAATGGGATTATGGTCAAGTACTTTCGGCGGTGGGAACAGCTTCACTGAGAGCGTTGCAAACGTATTTTCGACTACCGATGATGCTGTATACAGCAAAGGTAATCTCGTAACTCAGGCTAGCTATGATAATCAGCAATCTAACCCCTCAGCCAGCCTAGTGGCTATTCCAGTTTCGGACATTGGACCGGGTAAGACATATTCTGGTAGGGGGAATGATGATACTAACGATGGCAACTTGCAATCTGACGGTACAGTTACACCTAAAGTACCCGGATCAGCCCCAGAGGCCCAATCTGCAAGTCAATTAGGCTTAGGCGCAGTTATGAATCCTTTGTCAGCTATCCCAAAAGTATTGGGGGGATTAGCGTCTTGGGCAAATGACCTAGACCCCGAATTGGATAATCCTAAAGAAGTAGATGGCCGAATGGTGTACACCCGTTCTGCTGAAGGTAAAAACTTTGAATACTCGTATAACTTCTTAGGAATGCCCTATCAGGTAGAGGTGCAGGGCGATAAGGTTGTAGACTTCCTTAAAATTGTTGAAGACCAAAACGGAAATAGAGAAGACTCTGCTCAATTTAACCCTTCCACCGCAATGACAGGCTATCAGCGTAGCCAGGCTAGTTTCAACAACTCTAACGATAATGACGGCGCGGATCAGGTAGCTCAGTACCAGCAAAACAATGGGGTAGCATTTAGCTCTGGTGGCGGCGGCGGCGGTTTGGGCGGGGCAAGTGCTTCTGATATTGCTTCTATGGCTGAAAAGGCAGGCCTTGTTAAAGTTCAGTCTGATATGGATGAAATATTAGCAGACCCTAATAAGTTTTTATCAGACAGGGGTTTGAAACTTGCCGATCTTCAGCCGCAACTAAATGCAGATGCTGAAGGAGTTACTCTCGACCCTACTAACGAGGCATACAAGCTTGGAGGTGATATCGCCATCCAGCCCTCAACTGTAGGCTCTACAGCAACTGCTGATGCGGCTATTCAATCGGCAACCCCAACATACGAATCCAAGCTGACTGCTATGACGGATGCAGAAATGGTTCAGGCTGCTACAGGCGTTGTGAGCGACAATGCACAAGTAGACGCCGATAAATTCACACTAGATATGACAGGCTCTGCCACTGGTGTGAATACCGATGGCACTAAAAACGAACTAGGATTAGCCTTAAATAAATGGGCTAGTGTGGATGTTTCTAAAGTTATCGACACTAGTACAGCAGCAGGGAAACTTCTTGCTGATAAGTTAAGTAGCGAAGGCAAAGATTTTGTAGACGCGAAGGCTTCTATTCTGTTTCAAATGAAGACCATTACTTCGGAGTTTAAAGGGCCGAATAATGAGCCTGTGATCCCACCGTGGGCCGCTGCGTTAAGTAGAGATGCCCAAAGGTCTATTGCTTTTAGCGGGATCACTGGGACGGCAGCCATAGCCACGATGTCCAACGCGATCATGGAAGCAACTCTAGGCGTAGCTGAGAAAGAGGCCTCCTTCTTTCAGACGCTGACAACTAAAAACTTGGACAACAAACAAGAGTCGATCATCAATAAAGCAAACGTGCTATCTAAAATCGATATGACTAACTTAGACGTAAGGTCTCAGGCAGCAGTTTTGAACGCTAAGAACTTCATGCAACTTGATTTGAAGAATTTAACTAATGAGCAGCAGGCTGAAGTTGTGAACAAAGAGGCCTTAGTGCAGGCCATGTTTGACAATACAAAAGAAGTTAATTCAAATCGACTGTTCACGGCGAAGACTACAGCCGACAGAGATACGTTTTATTCTGAGCTGAATGCGTCAATCCAACGACATAATTCCTCAGAGCAAAATATACTGGCAAAATTTAATGCGGGGGCGACTAATGGGGCGGTTGAGTTTAACGCCGACATGAAAAACGCCCGTGAGCAATTTGTTTCTAATATGCAATATAATATTGATGTCTCAAACGCTAAATGGAGACAGACAGTTGAGACTACCAATACAGCCCTTGTTTCAGACGCCCATACCGCTGATGTTAAAGCTGCGTTGGACCTTACTCAAGAAGTGCAGAACAACATCTGGGACAGCGCAGACAATCTTTTAGATTACATCTGGAAAACCGCTGACGCCGATCAGGAGCGTGAGATGCGTCTTCTAATGTCACAGATGCAGGCACAGTCTGCGACATCAGCCTCCGGAAACGGTTTCATGGACGGCTTACTGACACTGGGCGGGGCATACCTAGGAACTAGTAGTGGTTCAGGTTGGATTACCTCTCTACTTGGCGGAAAATAGTAAAGTACTGGATATTTAATTATGACATTCGATGACGCAATAAAGAAATCTATCAAGGTATTTTTACAGGGTAAAATGCCAAGTAAGACCTCAGAGCTTAGTCCTGAAGGCTTGTTTTATACGCCTGAGTACTTTGACACGTTAGAAGCCGAGCTTCTGGACGGACCCACTGAAAGCACCAAAGACAAAGATGCTAAAGACAAGGAGTCTATAGATGCAGCTTGATGCACCAATACCCGGCGGTAATTACACTTCTGATACTCGAAATTATTCGTGGCACAGGCCACCTGATTTGGTGGATTACGATCAGGCTGTTGATTATTTAATCAATAAGATTGATGAACCTGAGCAGATAGAAGTAGTGTTTGCGATGCTGGGTATAGATGCTCACATAACTACAGTCGTTACTACAATCCTCCTTCAGGCCGTATCCAAAGGGAAGATAGGTATTGACCTAGCAATCTTAGTAGCTGGTCCCCTAGCTAGGTACATTGAGATTTCCGCTAAAGATGTAGGCATGAAGTATGAATTGGGTATTGAGAACAAAGATCGAGTTATTATTACACCCAGCCTTCTAAAAGCTTCTCTAGGCATCATTGAGCAAGATGATGAGGAACTAGAAGAGCCTGAAGAAGAAGCCCCTTTAGAGGAGCCTACAGGGAGCCTGATGGCTATGCCTGCCGATATAACAGCACCTCAAAACGAACAAGACGCAATGCTGGGTGGGGAAACTCTTGAAGAAGAAATTCCTGTTGAAGAAGCTGCTGTGTTGGAAGAGGAATTAGTATGAGCTTTAAATCAGAAGCCGCGAATGTACGAGGCAAAATAGCCGCTGGGACATTTAAAAAAGCGGCCCCTAGTCCCTTCAAAGGTTTCTTTGAGCAGGTAAGTGCAGGTCTTATACGATCTGACGAGGCGAAGAGACTAGAGGATATAGCGACTAGAAAAGAAAACAAGAGAATTGCCCGTGAGGTTAAGGCAGCGCAAGATATAGCAGATGCAAAGGCTAAAAAGATTGAAACTAATGCGGTTAGATTAGCTAATCAGTTTGCGGGTTCTGACGCAGGTTCAAACGCTAAGGTAATAGATTACTTCAGACAAAATCTTATTGCGACTGATAATGATTACAATGGTACGGTGACCGCCACTACTGGACTAATAGATAGTAACCAACTAACTTTTCTCCCGCAAGAATTGTATTCGGAAATAGTATCTACTTCAGGTGCTGCCCTCGACAAACCACCCGCAATGCGTCCTAACAACACGGTTACACTTCCTGAAGAATTTCCATTCAAAACCACAAGCTATAATTATGAAACCGAATCTTATGATGCCGGAGGCCCCAGTAGAGTCATAGATGCCCGTGACCTTAAAAGGTTTGCCACCTATGACGGGAATGATGAAACAAAGATTAAAGCTAGGGAACTAGCCCAGCAAATGATTGATTTAGGGTTGTCGGATGAGCGGCAACAAGCTGGGTATGATGACACTTCCACGACAGAGGTTCCTGTATATGGTGAAACAGAAGTTAAATTAGAGCCTTATAAAAAACCCCGATATGATACGGGTGATCTTAGAAAAGAAAATTGGAAAGGAATATACCAAAGTATAGTCAACAACTCCTTAAAGGGTGATAAGGACCAAGACGCATTAGACATACAAGCTTGGGCTGTAGGACAGAAATTCTTTCCAGTAGCGGCGGGGTTAACAAAGGCGGAGCTTTTGGCTATGCCAGTAACTGGTGACGGCAAAATTGTAGGTTTGAATACAGTCTTAGGCACTTCCGTTTTAAACGCTGACGAAACTACAATAATTAATGATATAATAGTTGTTAAAAAAGCAGAAGAAGAAGACTCAAATATATATAATGATCTGGATAAGTTGATATTAAAAGAGGTCAGTGACTTGCGTGCTTTCGCAGCCATTTATGAAAAGACTACTGAATATGGTAAGAATATCCGTATCGCACTTACACGTAAGGAAGCCTTAGCTTCTGCGGATAACCTACAAGCACTTTCCAGAGAGTTGGGTAAGGACGTTGATTGGTATGACCAAGCAATAGAAATCCAAGGTGTGCTAGATTTAGCTGATCCGTCCTATGATCGAAACGTGGCATCTTTAAAAAGCCTCCTAATATTGCGCGGTCTGGCGGTAGAAAAATTGAACGCCGATGATATATTGGCTGACCAAAAGCTGACTGCTAAAGAGCGTTTCTTGAAAGCTAGCATTGAAGAAAAAGGCTCTATTACAGTAGGTGAAGATGGTAGTAACTCGCTGGGAGGGGAACCTCTTTCTATAGCTATGGGTGCTATAGAGGCTTCATGGAAGCGTCTTACCGATATAACCGAGAAATCTAATTGGTATGAGGACGATAAACTTCTACAGTTAGATCAAAATGACTTAAAGGTTATTATCGATACGGGTTTGCTTACTGAACAGCCTGATGTTTTAAAACTTGTTGAAGATATGTACGAGTCTAGGGTCCAAATAGCAAAAGATACTAAGCTATCAAAGATTTTAGACCCTACAGGTAAAACATTTAACTCAACAACTGAACTAGATGCGTTTTTAGCGGCACTGGGGCCAAAAGCATTTGAAGACCCAACAAACGGGGCTGAGAGCCTAAAAAGTTTCACACGGGTTCGTGCCGTACTGGCGCAGGCTGAAGGATTGATTGCTAAAGGCAAACCCCTTGATACCTTCCAGTTATCTTTAGAAGAATATCTGCTCCTACCTGAGAATAAAGGCAAAAAAGGCCAGGAGTTTATAGATGTAATGACCAACTTCCAAACTTACTGGAAAGACAATACTGTTGCGACACCGGATGCACCAACCTTTAATACCGAATATGTAGCTGGAGAAATATTCAGAGCAAACGAATTACTTTCTTCTAATGATCCAATTAAGAAAGCTGAGGGTCAAGCTTTCTTAGATAACACTCTCCCTAATATGATGAAGGGTCTAGTAGGCGTTAATAATACTACCCTTAATCAAGAAGCTCAATTACAATTTCTATTGAGCAGTGGCGTAGATGAAGCCTTTGCTAGGGCTACGGTTGGCGGTACAACCAAAATAGTTGCTGATCCAATCACTGGCGACAAAACTGTGGTTGACTTTTCTAGTTTCTCAGATGTGGCTCCCGCGGAGATTCAGACCCAAGTTGCAGGGATAGCGGCTAATATAACTCAGCTTGGTGAAACTGGCTTCCAAACGATTGTTGATGGTGAAGAAATTACTGTGTCCCGTAAAGACTTACTTGAATCACAAGCCTTTATGGACAGGGAGAAAAACCCAGGGGGTAATTTAGATATTCGTAAGGCGTTTGGGTCAGGTGCATTCGTAAAGTGGGCGGCGTCTAACGCTACGGCCCTTATTGGTTGGGAGTCCTTCCCAGAGTTAATTCAAATGCAAACATATATTAAGGGACTGAATAACGCAGCTATGCGTAGTATATCTGTGGCTATCGAAGGCTCCCGCGACAGTGTTATGAACAAGAATCTTATTCTGGATACTTTACCTAAAGCTTCTACTTTGTTTGAAAGTAGAACAGCAGCAAAACAGAAGTTGAAAGGCACTGTAGGCGAATTAAAAAGGCAAATGGAAGTTTTGCAGGGTACTTTAGACGGGCGAACTACTCCCAAAGACAAATCAAAAGCATTTATACAACTTAATGCACTAAAACCATTATATAATTCTTATAATACTCTCTTAACTGCTTGGTCAGAAGCCGAAAGCGGCGCTAGCGTGAGTGTCTCACCTGGTATGCAGCTTACCGAAACCGTAACTGTAGATGAAGAGGTCCCTGTGGAGCCACAATTCTTTGCCGTGACCGAGGAAATGATAGAACAATATCCGCATATGGTTAAATATAGGAATAAAAGAATACGGGCTGTCAATGGCATTGTAGAAGTTGAAGGAGAATAATATGGATCAAGAACTTTTGGATATACAAGCTCTCCAACAACAGGAAGACATAAAAGCTCTCCAACGACAGAAAGAACTTTCCGAAATAGAAGCCCTCCAACAGCAGCAAAACATACAGGCCCCTGTAGCAGAGCCTGTAGTTCAAGAGACTGTAGCAGAGCCTGTAGTTCAAGAGACTGCTTTTGTACCTAGGTTCCAAGGTGACAGCCAGTTTCAGCAAGATATGGTTGCTCGAAATCTGCCTGCGGAAGTTACCCAAACTGATGCGGCCCTAGTTGAAGCTCAAGTAGAACCCCAGATTACGGGTGAAAACTATAACGCTAAAGGTTTTCTTGCCGAATTGCAGCGAGGAGTAACCCCTGAAGACCTAGTCACTCTTATGTACGAAGGCGGTACAGACCTTCTAGAAGTAGATGGCGAGCCGTATGACTTTGCTGCGGATGTAGAAAAAAACGTACCCCCCCAAGAGATTATGGATTATTTACTTACTGGGGAAACGGTTAGGGATGTTGGAGCAGTAACTTCAACCGTCATGGGCGTTAATACGGGTATTACAAACTTTGCAGGTATCCCCTTTGATTTAGCCAACTGGATAGCTAGGAAACTAGAGCAAGGTGGTAGAGCAGGTATTAATGCTGTTCTAGGAACTGACCTAAGCCTTGAGCCTGAAGATATGATAGGTTCGTTTGCAGCTTCAGAAGGGGGTTATCCTTTAGGCTCTGTGGGCCTAAGAAAGGGATTGCGAACGGTTGGTATTGACATACCTGACAGCAAACGGGAAATCCCCGAAGAGTATAGGTCTCTGTATCAAGGTGGCCGTAGCGTAGGAGAAAATATTCTCCCTGCGGCGGCTCTCTATAAATTAGCCATTATAAATGCAGGCAAAATAGCCTCAAACCCCAACATGCACCCTTTTGTCGCGCAGATGGCTAATAACCCTGCTGCATTTGCAAGAGGTGAAGCGGTAGCTATCTTAGGTGGCGCTATTGGCGCAGGCACTGCCGAGTCCCTAGCCCCTGACAACCCGTACTGGGCAATGGGTGGCGAAATAATAGGGGCTGTTGGCATAAGTCTAGTACCTGCTGCGGCTAAAGCTACTTACAACGTCACCCCATTAGGTATGGCTACTAGAGGCGTGAAAAACATATTTAGTGGATTGAGTACAGAAGCAACTAGGAAAGCCGCTGGGCAAGAATTTTTGATTTCAATTGACGCGGCTAAGGCCGAACTTTTAGAGAAAGCTAGGGTAGCCACCAACGAAGGCAGAGAAGCAGATGCCACGGCACTTAAAACCGAGGCAGAGAGTTACGAGGTTAAAGCTGTTCTAAAATCTCTGGGCGAATTAAAAGAAAGTCAGGGCTTTGCATCCCTCCCCGCAGGCACAGGTACTGATAACGCCGGACTTTTAGGTATACAAAACTCATTAATGCAATCTAGTGAGAAGTATGGCACAGCCGTCAATAAGCAAATCGGCGAAGCTCTTGCAGGTATGTGGACTTTATCTTCTCAGCTACTAAAAAACGAAGGAACTCGGCGTGTAGGCGAGATAATGCAAGCTCGTTATATCCAAAACATCCTACAAAAAGAGATGATGGATAAAGCTCAGGCCATTCAGGATATCTTAAAGACTATCCCTAAAGGTGACATGGAAGCTGCATCATTAGCGGTGCAGTCTATTCTCCGAGAGGGTAAAACTAATCTACGGAAAGCGGAAACATTCTGGTGGGACCGTATTAATAAGGCCACCCTTGTGGATGTATCTGAAGTTGCAAAGTCAATTAGGGCGCAGCAAGCTAAGATGCCAGAAGGAGCTAACGTAGCTTCAGGTGAAGCCAATACAGTACTAAGTAACCTACTGGCACGGGCCGAAGCGGGGGAAGCACTTAGTGCAGGGGAAATTCTAAGTCAGCGCAGTTATTTTCTCGATCTTGCAAGGGAAGCTGGCGGAAATAGTCAATTTAAAGCTGCCGATAGGTATGACGAGATTGCAGGTTCATTAATCGATGTATTAAACGCAATAGATGGCCCTGATAAAGATGTTATAGATATGGCTAGAAAGTTTAGTCTTAGATTAAACGAAACCTATAACAGATACTGGATTAAAGACACCTTAGCGTCTGCTTCTAGTGGCGGCACTGTTAAAGACCCTAGACTTACTTTGGAAAGTGCTACGTCAGGAAGTGCGGCCCAAACAAATTTAAACTTACGCGATGCACAGGATGCCTCAGACCTGACTGATGCAGCCTCTGTTGGTACAGAACGTCAGCAAATGCTTGATCTGGAAATCGCTGGGGCTAAGAACGCTGCTGATAATGTAGAGACAACTAGTGCTTCCGCTGGCGAAGCTACTGTACCAAGTGATACTCCTCCCAGTATGTTGGATGCCCTAACACAGTTCAGACAAGCATTTTACGAAAGTCCCAGCGCGATGGACCCGAAGGATGTCCCAACATCATCGGAAGCCCGTGTCATAGAAGACGCAACAGGTAATATTACATATGAATCCACAAGTCCTGGGGTGAATAGGGACTCATCCAACTTCCCTGGCCCTGATGGACCGCGTAGACCAGACGCTGCCTCCCAGAGGCGGGATGCCGAGCAAGCTAGACGTGAAAAAACCTTTGAGGAATTTCCTGACGAGGGCATCTACACCTTAGATAACGAAGAAATATATGGGCAGTTAATGCCTCTTCCCGAAGGAATGTCTTTGGGGGCGGATATGAATGCCGCTCAATCTGTTGCTTTGCAGAATATGATCCGAAACCTTGCGGATAGTGCAGATAGATCAGGTATCCCTACCTCCGAAGCCCTTAACCGCTTTCTTACTGATAATGCCGAATTAGTAGAACGCTTCCCTGCCATTAAGACAAGGGCTGTGCAGTTAGTACAGGCACAGGAAGATGCTGCTATTTTAGTAGCTAACGTAGATAAGTTTAGTACTACTGAGAAGTTCAACAATTCAGTAGCTAAGGTATTTGCATCCGATAACCCTAGTCAAGGTTTTACCCAATTGGCAGAAGACATTCGGAGTGCCGCAGTACGCCAAGGAGAAGACCCCACCGAAGCTTTAGACCAATTACGCGCATCCACGTTTGATATGATGTTAACTTCCGCAACAAAGGGGGATGACCTAGACTTCGTTAGTCTGTCTAACCAACTATTTGCTCCATTGGATACTGCATCTACGGGTACATCTCGCATGGATATAATGATTCAAAACGGCCTAATGGATAACGATACTGCCGAGGCCGTAGCTTCCTTAATGTTTGAGTCTATACGAATAAAGAAAAGTACTGCCGAGCCTGTTCAGTTCAACCAGATTATGCAGGACTCTGAGATGATGATAAATAACATTGCCCGTTTAGCAGGTGCTAATGTAGGGGTCCTGTTTGGGAAAGGTAATGCAAGCCTTCAAGCAGCTTCTATTGGTTCTGCCTTTATGAAGAACTTAGTGGATAGGCTGCCTAGGAAAAGAAAACGGGAGCAGATGGAGTTCTTAATGTTAAATCCTAATATGTTACGGGACTATATTTCTAAAAACCCTACCATTCAGTTACGTGCAACTGACACGATAAAAGCAGGCTTGGGTAACATACAGGCAAGGTTTAAAGAGAAAGGCATTATAGGCGCACCCCTAAGTTATATCTGGGACGGTACAAAGTATGTTGCTTCCGGTACTTTTAACACAGCGACTAAACCGCGAGTTGCTACTGTAGGTGCTTTAGAAGGTGACGGAGAAGTGGACCCCAACAACTTACCCTCTAGCCTAGATCAACAGATGCGTCAGGCGTTGCCACAATAAAAGAAACCCCCCACTTCGTGCGTAGTGGAGGGCTTCAACCAACGAACCGATGACCAATTAACCAGTTCTACTTATGTATACTTAAATAGAGGCTACAGGTCAAGCGATCTGTGGTCTTTTTTTATAAAAAACATGCACTTATGCAGATATATCTACGATTTCGCACGAATCTCCACTACACGCCATAGTACTCATGCCAGTAGTGGTATCTTCTAGCTCATACTCAGATAATTTACTCCAATCTATGCGCTCTGGCATCTTTGCAAGCAATTCATCATAGGTATCTTTTGAGACATCTGTGTAAGGAGCTTGCTGATAGATATGCTCACTGAACGGTAGGAAGCTCACGCCTGACATCTCATCAAAATGCTTATAGACGTATGCCCCTACTTCGAGCCATTCATCCGTTTTCACATTAATCGTGACACTAGGTTTATGTTCGCACCAATGTCTCTGATACATTAGCCACATATCTAACTGCTCGATAGCACTCATGTCTTTTGTACAGACAGAGCCTTCAGGTGATTTTACTGGGAAGCTGAAAACTGTAGTTTTGTCTGGCTTCTGCATCTCTGGCTCTGACGGTATGCCTTGGTCTATCATAAACTGAGTCATAGGGTCTTTATTATCCCCACGAACAGTGCGGATATAATAGGGAGAATGCCGCGCATGAATCCCGCTGGCGCATGATACCAATTGTGAAACGCTTCCACTTGGCTTGACACAAGAAATAGCAGCCGACTGCGGTATACCTAGCCGTTCAGCCCATAACTTATTTGTATCCACCGCGACCTGTTTTAGATGCTCAAGGGTTTGTGCTAGTCCATCATTTGCTAAGGTCATTAAGGGGTTGTCCATGATACCTGTGAGAGAGACTCCAAGAAGCCTTTCTTCAGCCGTGTTATTCTCCCATACCTTTCGCAAGTACGGGAATTTAACAAACGTAGACTGAATAGTACCCAATATTGTAGCTAGGCGTACTTTATTACTTAAAGTTTCAATCGTGTCGGTAGCCCTGACTACGCACTCTGTTAAATTACAAAACTGTCCCCCAGTACCTGGGATGGGGTTTCCAGTTTTTTCATCTATTCTTGGACCGCGTAAAATGATCTCGCTGCAAGGATTTGTTCCAAAGTCATAGTTAGCGTTACGCCTTCCATTCTTAGCCGCTTGGGTTTTAGCCGCCTGTCGATTGAATATACCTCGCTCACCGGAATTGCTTGCAATTAATGAGGTCCATTCCCGTATGAACGACAGAGCATCTGGCTTTTTAGTATAAGCAGTAGAGTTGTTGGCTAAGGCGCGGTAACCGTGTCGTTTGATGCCCTTTGCCTCATCATCCCACCACTCACCAGATTTGGCATGGCGCATCTGATCATCTGATAGATTAGACAGAGAGATCATTGCTGATCTACGGACACCTCCAACCACTACTACTTCCCCGACCTTGCACATTATATCATGGCATTCGAGGCTTGATAGCTGACGCTCTTGAGCGCCTTTGAATGTAGTGACTGCGAAATTAAACAGATCAATCAAAGGCGCTGGGCCTGATGCCCTGCCTCCAAAGGTCTTCAACTTAGCACCCGCTGGGCGAACTTTACTCACATCCCACTTTGGTATTTCACCAGCCCAGAGTAACGCTAACAAAGTCCTGAATGCTTTGGCCCAACCCTCTTTGCTGTCCTGAACAACAACAACCGTATCAGTCCACATGAGTTTAGGTACTTCAGGCAAGTTGTTAATGAATTGACGCTCTACACTAAAACCAACCCCCGTGCCACACAGCAGAATAAACATGGCCTCATCAAATGCTCTTGGGCTATCCACAGGCAAGTAGCTACAGTTGTACATGCATGTATTGTCACGGTCAGCCGCTGGGCCAGCCGTCATGAGTGACCTCATAGAAGGCATAACTTCTAAACCTAGAATTGCATCTCGAATTTCTATTTCCAAGTCACCTAGTGTATCGTGCCAATCTTTGGAATCCTTAGACCACATCCAATTAGGCAGAGCTTGATGTACGATGTTAAGCATATACCGCTCAACAGTTTCACCCCAGTTTTCACGGCGATTTTCATTATCTAACCAACGGGCATAACGGCTTGTGGCGATAAAAGTTTGGTAGTCAGTTGGTAGATAGTTGCTCATGTATAAGGCTTTCTATTAATTTATTGGTTATCTTGTTTTTGTATTCGTTCACCTATCCAGCGCATAACTGGAACTGCCATGCTGTTCCCCAGAGCCTTGTAGCGTGGGCCAGCAGGGCAATCGGGAGGGTCTTTGTTACGCCAAGAAATTTGGGTGTAATTATCAGGGAAGCCTTGCAGACGTTCACACTCTATGGGGGTAAGGCGGCGTACAGAGTTTTTACCCTTAACAACGAGATCAGTAGCGTCCTTGTAGTCTCTAGCCTTCAGTGCGCTTGCGGAGCCGTCACAGGAGTAGTCTCCAAAGCCGCGCATTCTCGCAGTGCAGACTCCAGTATCATCGGCAGCACTTTTAACCTTCTTTCGGCACGGCGCAGAATCCCCAGACACGCTTTCGAACTCAAAAAGAACTTCTGCTGCACTTCTCCACTCTCCAAGACATCCGATAACGAACAAACGGCGGCGTCTTTGTGGTATTCCGAAGTATTGAGCGTCCAGCACTCTCCATGAAAACCCATACCCGATTTGCCCCAACGCTGAGAGGAAGGTTCCAAAATCTTTTCCTCCGTTAGATGACAAGACGCCAGGGACGTTTTCCCAGACAAGCCACTTGGGTTTAAGTTGTTCAGCCATTGCAAGATAGGTGAGCATGAGATTGCCTCTGGGGTCTGCAAGCCCTTTGCGAAGCCCTGCGATTGAGAAGCTTTGGCAGGGGGTTCCCCCAACGAGAAGGTCAATTGTGTGGGCATTCCATTCCTTAAAGTTATTCATGTCCCCATAGTTTGGGACGTCTGGATAATGATGGGCTAAGACCTCACTAGGGAATTTATCAATTTCACTGACAAACTGAGCTTCCCAATCCAAAGGTTTCCAAGCAACAGATGCAGCTTCCACTCCACTGCAAACGCTTCCAAATCTCATTTATCTATTATCGCCAGAACCGCCGAGAACCCCACGGGCCATCCGACTGTTTACTTTATCCAAGTTGCGCTGGGCCACCACTTCAAGGCCAACGCCGATATCAGTACATAGAGCCGCAAGGTCCCAAAGTAAGTCACCTGCTTCGTCAGCAATAGCTTCAAGATGTTCAGGCAAAAAGATGCCATTGTTGTCCCGCATAATCTTATGAATCTTACCTGCGATCTCTCCTGCCTCTGAGAAGAGGCCTATTGCGGGGTAGATAATCGCATCAGACCTGAGATAGATGGCAGTTTTACCTGCTTGGGTCTGGTAGTCTTGCATATTCATAGGTCAACCTCGATTTGTTTAATTAAGCGATCTAGGTAATAGCGGCACTTTCTCAGGTCAGTCAGGCTACCCTCAACGGATGTGTGCTTGTATGGAAAACGCCACAAATACTTGAACGAGTTTTGCCAACAGTAGGCCGCGTGGGGGAGCATCTGAGTACCCTCGGCCATTGCTGCCATCGCATCGATACACTCAATAGAACTGCTATTATAATGAGGCGGCTGATTTACCTGGTCAGGAGCCGATTGCGCTTTTTCCAGCGGCGGAATTTCACCCCACTTAGCCATCAGTGCAACTTCTTTCCGTTAAAGAGAACTACTTTGCTGCCGTTCTTCTTTTCAGTAATTTTATCAACAAGATCATCATCTGGTTCAAATTCTATTGAAAACCCACTATCATCGTCTTCCCAATCGCCATCATCTATAACGCTGCGAAGAGCATGTATCTCACTTAGAAAATAACCCTCTTTAGCAAACGAGTCTGGCTCAGTCTTGAGTTTGGATATGAGACCTTCTAAAACATTTTCGAAGTATTCCCGTTGATCTTCGGCCATTGTGCTAGAGAGATTACATTCTGCTTCTATGTCTATTCCACCAGTATCTTGATCAATGGTCAGTACGAACTTCACCGTATTGGTTGCAATCTTAGTCATGTGTCACCTCTAGTTGTCAGTTTAAAAAAATGTTCTGCGTCCACCACGGCAAGAGGCTTCTTGCGGTCACCTTTAATGATGACCAAAGGCTCTGATCCCTTGGGAGAATTAGCTGCGGCCTGTTCCATGATCTTGTAAAAGGCGAAGGATTTGTGGGCCTTACATTCTACGGAGTATGGAAAGAGGCGTCTGGCGGCAGGGGACAATTGAACGTCCTCACCGCCAGCGCCCATAGAGGTGCTTTTGACATCATCGGGGAGAAGTGCAGTGGGATGGAGAGCTAGTATTTGATCCCTAGTCCACTGCTGATGTTTGCGCCCCTTAGCCTTACCGCTGGCTGTAGTTATCCCCACTTCGGCTTCTCAAGAATTGTATAATCGCCCCAGCCTGTGCCAAAATCTTCTTTGGAATTTGCTTCAGCCATTACAGCCAGGGTGCGGTGCATATGTTCAGTAGCCCACTCCATAGCTTCTGGTCCTAAGACATGCAGATGAGAGACATACGGAGCGGATTTCTCACAGGCAATGAAGTTAAATTCTTCAATGTCTAAGCCAGCCAACTTACAGACGTAAACGTAGAAGGCACCTTGGATGAAGTACGCATATTTTGAGCATTCTGAGGCAAAGCCTTTCGGGCTGGCGTCTTGAGTACTCTTAACATCATAGACCGTCTGTTGAGACTCAATCATCAAATCTGGGCGGCATTTTAACAGGAGTCCTGAGATAGGGTCTTCAGCAAAGATACTAACTTCGTTTCTACGGTCCTTATGCCTCAGTGCGTCCTTACACGTAGGGTTGTCTAAGGCTCCCTTAGCAATGCGATTAGCTACATTATACTCGACCTCTGTGAGGAGTACCTGATCCGCTGTAAGCTCTTCTTTCATGGACTTGAAAGCTGCACTGGCCTTTGTCTTAGGGCCTTTTATAACAAGGTCTCTGTCTTCTTCGAGCAAGAGGCTGTGGATTGCAGTTCCCATTGTAAAAGCGGCTGTTTGAGACCTCTTCTCACCCTTCCAATGAGCCAGAGATTTCTTATAAACAGCTTTTACTGCGGAGGAAGATATACCATCCGTTGAATGGTACATCTCATTACTCATACCTTCCAGAATACGCATTAAACGAAATCCGAGTCGAAAACATCCACCGACTCTAAGGCAGCTACAGCGAGGTCTTCCGTAGCCTCATCAGACTTCCCGCGCATAGAACTTTTGTATAGCTCTTCAATCTTCTTATTTTCATCTAGGACCAAACCTAAAACGTGATTTATACTATCAACAATAACTTGGTCCACTTCCAATTTGTTACTGTATTGAGGAGCAAAACGCATAATATAGTACTTTTTCTGATACGAATTTGTTACAGTCTGTTTGGACAGTATGCTTTCGAAGTCCCAGATTTCCATCTTTTGAGGCATCTTACTAACTACATCGTCATAAAATTTTCCGTAGTTTTTACGCTTGCCGCTGAATATACAGGGATGATTTTCATAAGTTACTTCCCGACCATCAGGCGTCTTACCTGTGTAGGAAACTAGACCTCGAACAACGCGGTATTTTTCCTTACCCGAATGGGCTGCACGTTGATCGTCAGTCAAAGCCCATAAATCATCATAGTCAGGTAAACTACACCTGACCCCGCCTAATTGATCTCTAGCTTCTGAACGCATATTTTTTACCAGGAGTGACTTATTAGCTAATTCGTTATCTACCCAATGTTGCCATTGGACATGACTACTCAATGCTCTAAATCTCACATTTTCTGTGGCATAAGCATTGTCTTGGCAATTACCTGCCTTGCCCATTTTTAAATAGAATGCACCCATAGGACCATTCTCACCATCATAATTCATTTGTAGACTAGGGATGCTAGGCCCTGCGGAGGTTGAACCTGAACCCAACGCCTCTGCCATTTCAGCTAGAGTATATCCATTTTCTTGTAGCATTAGTTCCGTCATTAAGAAATATCCTTCTTGTGGACTTTCAGTATATCGTAGTTAAGTGGCGTAATCAAGCATATTCCTCTTGGTCTAGCCAGTTTATACCTCCTGAAATCTCAATGTCTAATGGAACTACTAGTTTGTAATTAAACAGCTTTTCAGATTCCTCACCTACCTTGGTCATAGCCTCTGTTAAAATACTTTTAACTTGCTCTATTTCATCAGGATGAGTGTCTACAACGATACTATCGTGGACAGTTAAGATAAGCTTGGAGCGTAGATTATGAGCCTTAAATAACCTAAATGCGCGGATACAAGCTAGCTGAACAAGGTCGGCACTGAAGCCCTGCACTGGGTAGTTAAGTATTTGAGTAGCATTCGTGACGCGCTGGTTGCGAGTGCGCTCTACGTTAGGCCAAAAGTACTGGCGTCCTGACGGGGTCTGCACAGTCCCATCCTTCAGAGTGCCGTCCATCAGAGATTTGTGCCAGCCATGAATACCCTCATAGATATCGTAGAAGCCATCAAGATACGCAGCGATGTGAGGTGGATGTCCAAAGGAAGTCCCGCCAAAAAGGGGGAGAAACGAAAATGCCTTCGCTCGTTGTCTCGCATCCTTTGATACTTCGGTAGTACTGCATTGATTTATTATTGAGGCAGTCTGCCTGTGAATATCTTTACCGTCTAAAATGTCAGATATGCCTTGGCTATCCCTAGACAGTTCGCAAGCCGTGCGAAATTCCAGCCCAGAATAATCACTCTCAATTATTTTCCCGTTTTCAAATCGACTGACTATACAAGCCCTAACAGGAAAACCTCTCTTAGGCATGTTCTGGAGGTTAAGTGTAATACCACCGCCTGAAGACAACCGACCTGTGGCTGCAACACACTGATTGAAGTTAGCGTGAAGAAAGCCAGTTGCTCTAGTACCTCTCTGAATGCCAGCGCAAAAGCTGTCCAGGTATACAGTTACGGCTTTGAGCCTCGACATCTTAGTCAGAAACTCAACAGCTTGCAGATTACCTTTGGCCTCTGCCCTTTTGATCAGTTCAAGAATTGTACCTTTATCGGTCTTAAATCCGTTAGCACTGGCATCATTTGGGCTTTTAGGTGACATCCTGAGTCCCGCTGATACTTCTGTACTGATATATAATGCACCAGCACCATCACAGACGGCACACTTTGTACGGTTTTTATAGGCTTCTCCGGTAGTGCGGTACTTCTTACCGAGCTTAGTTTTAGTAACCACTTTGTATTTCTGAATACTACCAGCGCCTCTACAGTCAGGGCATTGAGAGGCTTGTGTACGCATCACGATGCTTGTGGAAGCTCTAACGGCGTCTGCAAATTGAGCATTGGACATAAAGGGAGGTCTCAGAGACTTACCCGCTGCATTTGTACCAATGTTAAACGCCTGAATGTGAGCTTCTCGGTTAGTGACATCACGCGAGTATATAACCTTGGTCATATCTCTACCTGAGTTGATGTTTATAGGAGTGTCACCCATTACCAGTTCAATAATGCGAGATAGATCGTCCGTTAGTTGCTCCTTCTCAGCCCTAAATTTAAGCTCCACTAGGTTTAAGGCTTCAGTGTCTATCTTTACGCCATTCATTTCAATCTCACACAAGAACAGCATCATCTCCATCATGAAGGGGATAACTGTCTTTAGTGAGGTGTTGTGTTCACGATCTAAAGCTTTGCGCTGGGCTAAGAACAGTTCCCCAGTAGCTTTAACATCAGCTTCTGCGTACTCCAGAACCACATCCAAAGGCATTTTTTCGAACCCAATTCCACTATGGAAAAGCTCATCAACAAGGTCTGACTTCTTCAGGCTCTTAGTGGCATTACGAAGGCAACTCTCTTTCAGGCTTAACGGTCTGCGTTGGCCCTTAGATAATAGATATTCCACGATCATTGTGTCATAGATAAAGGGTGGTAACTTAAACCCCATCTCCATCAGCCACTCAGTGTCGAACTTAGCGTTGTGCATGATGCAGCCGTAAGCTTGAGCGAGATGATCCTCTAGCCTTTGTATCGGATCACAACCCTCATATTCAGTATGGTTCCACACATCTGCATGTACTAGATCAACCGTGTCCTTACCCAGCCAGCCATAGTGACCAGACACGCACTTGTTTAAGGGGTTCTTGGGGGAGTTATCGATACGGCCTTCGATATGATCAACAGTTGTCTCTAAATCTAAAACTAACCACTTCTTGCCAGCATCAAACTCCATAGCGGCTGGTGGCTCCGTTTAGATTACATATCACCGTACCGTGCCAGCCCGAAATCTTATTCTTCATGACGTTGATGTAGCGAGTAGGATCGTCAGGATTGTTTGGATCATCCGTTTTGCCTACGCCCAGCATGATGTCGCTCTCCGCAGCTTTTCCGAGCTTACTGCCTTCCATCATGGACATAGTAATGCGCGTCTTGCCTTCAGCCTCTGCACTAGCTTGCGATAGGGCCAACAGCGCACAATTATGAGTTTTTGCCAATTCTCTCAGCCGATAGTATAATTCTCGAAGACGAGCGTGACCGCTATCAAACTGTGTAGTCAGAGAAATTTTATCTCCCATGTCCACAATTACTACATCAAAAGCTTGCTCAGTTATAAAGCCATCTAATTCTTGAATGTCCCAGCCCTGGGCGTCAGCAAATATTAATCTGTCCTTAATACCTAAGTATCGTGCTGAAGCTGCACGGGGATCAAAGATAACCTCTTCTTTAGTTAGCCCACAAAAAGCTTGGATGGCTCTCAGCTTCGTCTTCTTACCGATTTCCTCATTAGCAATGTATCCAACCTTAGCTCCTTGCTCACAGAAACCTCCTGGTGATGCACACAAGCTAATCGCGAAAGCTGTTTTACCTACATTCGAGTATGCTGCGATAACACCAAAGTCACCGCGTCCAATGCCATAGACATGACGGCTTAATGTTTCGATGTTGAACTTAAACTTATTCTCATCTGACACCGCTGCCAGCATCTCGTAAATATCGTCTGTAACAATTGCATCTGCAAAGTTATTAGGAGCATATCCCCCTGATACTTTTTTAAGCAGAACATTCAATTGATCCATAGCCTGAACATCACCCTCACTCATTTTTATTCCGAGGTCAGCAATGTCTAAGCCTATTGATTGCCGCCAAAGGTTCTCAATAACTTCTGTAGCAATCACGGGGGTTAATATTTCAGCCTTGTCTATGGAGTGGACCAGCCCTTTTATTTCGTCATCCCAAGAGGCTGTTGAGGTAGGGTTTTTCGATTTCCAGAAGCTAAACATTTCCAGTGGGCTGATGTCTTGCTCAAACTTATCGTGCATAAAAGCTAATGTTTTATATATGTCTTTCAATGAGTCATCAAAAAGTGTGGGTCTTAATTTAGCCTTGTTACTGTTATAAAATTCGTAACTAAGGCAGCTTTTTAGTAAAGATTGGTCCATTTACTATTCCTTCAACTAAATGTCTGTCAGCGCCACCTTAGATTATTAAAATACAAAAAAAAAGCCCCTCATTTCTGAAAAGCCCTTTTTAGTCTTGAACGACTGTAGCTAGTTTAGTTAGCTCTAAATTTCATCGAACTGAGATTTGGTGGGTTGTCTCCTCGGCGATCCCGTATCTCAGCTTGCCATGATACTACACCTTTCTGCTGATCACAGAAGTTTTTGATTGTAGCCTTCAGTACATCTTCTATGTCTGCTGCGTCCCTAAAGCCGCCATCTATTTCTAAATCAATAATTGCTACCGCACGAATTTTCATTGGTCTCTCTTTTCATATCATATACATTTTGGATGTATGCAGGGATTTACTGCACTTACTTAGTTATTATGTTTAAGTAAATATGATATGTGGGCCTGACCTAGCCGGGTTGCACCAGGACGTAACTGAATTTCCATGAAGGCTAGCGCCACATACTCCAGAAGATTGGTACGCTCGGCTAGATTCTCTGTCCACCCAATACTTTTGGTACATAACTCGCACCGAGCTAGTCTTTTTAATACTTAAATTCCGTGTCGCTCTCTTGCACGAAAAATTTACATCAATGCTTCGGTCGTCATTTTTTATTTCAATATAAGAAATTATCATTTAATGATGTCCTTCTAAATTCGTCTTCAGCCAGTGTTGATCTCACTTTGATGATATCAAGTATGCCAATTGTAAGACTAAGACTGTGGCGGTTTTGATTTAAAACTGTCCACTTCAGCGTTGGGCCTCTAGACGGATTAGGCCACGGTTGCGCTTGCAAGAATGTTGTGTGTGGGGGGCCATTTTTATAGCAAATTCCTCTGTACACTTGTGCGGAGTTATTGATTGGATGGTCAACAACATCATTAAATACGTTTAACATTAAATATCCCCCTCATATGTTTACATCAAATTTTAAGGTTAAAGTCTAACAACTGACTTATTTGGCTTTTACTTAGTACTTTTAAATCCTGACTAAGTAGCCGCACCTTTAAACCCGCACCAAACTGGCGCTTTAAAACAATAGCCTTAGCAGAAGCATCTTTGTCAAGGCATAAATATTTATTAAGGTACTTTTCCGTGGCTTTATTAAGTGCTTTAGTAATATTAGTTCCCAACAAAGCAACCCCAACTAATCCTTTAACTCTGGAAACTGAACATGCTGATGGTACGTCCTCAACTAATACAGCAGTTGTGCCGAGACCTACATGCACTCCTTCGACCATAGTTCCTAAACTTATCCATTTAGGTCCGTAAGAACTTAGAGACCTAGCGACAGCCCCTTCACCACTATAAAACAGTACACGATCCTTAGAAGGGTCATATCTGATTTTTATGTATCCAGCTTCATAAGCTTCCAAACAGTTTACGCTAGCCAGGTAGTCGAGGGCTGGTTTGTGGTTCTCCACAGATGTTGTGATCGATGGTAGAGGTCTCACATACACCTCACGCTTCCGTACTTGGCCGCTAAGATAGCTCTTAGCTGATTGCAGGTCTCTCTTACCCGTATGGATGCCTTTGCCCTCACAGGACGCTCTGTAGCAGTTCCACATTAACTTACCGTCTATCTTAGAAAGAGCTAACTTCTTCTGACCTCCACAGAAGGGACAGGTTATAACTTTTCTATCTCCATCTTTCAAAGGTATATCTTTAATTATCTGGAGTTGTTCAGCGTAGGTCATTATAAGCCTTTGGCTATACTGCCCCTTCATAGGGACAGCGTCAGCTTATATGGCTAGCTCGATCTGTCAACAGTTAAGTGCGCCAATTAGTAAATGATTTACTACGCCACCTAAAGTTAACAGGTATTTTAGAGATGTCTGAATTTATCGTTTAAAAACAATGTCTCCTACCACTCAATTGGTCGTAGGTTCGATCCCTACCGCCGGAGCCATTGTATTGATTAATAACGATAATAGTGTGTTTATGATCACATAATGGCATGGCAGAACGTGCGGTGGCAGACTGCCATTTCTGCTATTTTTGTGTTGTAGGAGCCATACGATTTTGTAAAAGACACCGACTCACCCCCTAAACATAAAAAAGGCCAGCCCCAAATTAGCTGACCTCTTAGTTATATGTTACGGTAGCATCGTAAGGCGGTTTAATTTGCCTTTGCATATTCATATGGCATGGCTGGGTGATCGATTACTTCTTTAGTCCAGTATCTTGAATTGCATTTTAAACACTCACGTTTTCTGCGTGTAAAATGCGTATTGTTCTTAACCACTGGGCGAGAATCCGAAACAACCGTTTTCGCAGCCCCACAAATTATGCAGCCGATCAAGTCCATCGTTATGTGTTTTTTATGCATTTATTTTAAACCCCGATTGTGTCTCCCATTCCCCAGACAGGCCATCAACATTAGCGGTATGAGCCATCAACTTTTGTTGGGAAGCAAACAGTTCACCCTCCCTCAACAGGCCACTGTCATACTTACTACGTTTGGCTTGAGCATGAGTACTTTCGATCTCACCTTCAATGGCATACACAACCAACATTTGCGGGTCACGATGTCCGGTTAAACTCATTAACTCTCTATCAGTACACCCCGCTCTAGCTGCATGAGTAGCCCCAGTACGCCTAAGATCAGAAAGCCATGTGGTAGAGTACTTTTGAGTACCATCCTTGTTAAACTGACCTTTAATAAGCACTTCAGGAAGCCCATAACCTTTCGCCATCTTCCTAAATATCTTATTCGCACTGTCTTGCGTGTATGGACGGCCTGTATTCTCATACGCACATATAAAATCATCTGTATTGCGTTTTAAATGCAGATGTAGACGCTGCTGAACTGCATTAGACATTGCAATAGCCATATCTTTCTTAGTCTTTTGCTGAATGAAGTTACTCACGCCTGTCCGACCATTAATATGTGACCATTGGAACTTGCGTATATCGCCAGGGCGTTGGCAGAACTCAAAACACATCGTAATGATTGTACCCATGCTACTGTGTCCGTTTGCATCACAGTAATCTATCATTCCACGTATATCTTCGATCTCCCACATGACCTTACGATCAGGTAATTTAGGAACTTTGAGTTCCCGAAAAACATTAGACTTCACCCGTTTAGATATAAGGCACAGCGACCAAATAATCTTTAAAACTTTGATACAATGATTAGCCTTATGCTTACTGATGTCATCTCGAATGAACAGCCAAAGTTTTTGAGCATAATCATAGTCAACATCATCTACGTCCATAGCGCCAAACTCTTTGCGTCCAACATTTGCTTTCATCAGATAATCTAAATGATGTAGATACGATCTTCGACTGCTATCAGTGAGGTTCTCTTGAAAGGCCATAGAACCTTTATAGTAATCAATCATAGAATTTACTGTATTAGGGCCGTATTTATTGTCCGATGGACCCTTCTTCCACCACTCCTCTAACTTTCGCTTCCACTCATATCCAATAGAATTTGCATATTTCTTATCTGGGGTCGATTGGCGTTTTAATTCAGGGAACGCCTTCAGTAGTTCATCTGTAGGTCGCAGATCATAAACAATAGTGTCATTCGACTTAATTTTACGCGGTCTTACATATGGTGCTTTAATCATAACAATACTCCTAGTTAAGCGTCTAATCATTGGTTTAGTTAATAACTTAACCGTACAAAACACACTTAGTTAATACAAGCAAAAACTGTTAACTGTGTGTTGTAACGAAAAAAGGCCCCTGTTAAGGAGCCTTTTAATATGTGTTGTTTAAATTGTTGCGGGCTGTTTACGGTGTCACCGTTGCTATGTGGTCCCATCCAAACTCCTCCCCCGCGAAAACTGTTTGCACGACTAGCACTGTTTGCAAAGTATCTATGTAAACAACTGAATAACTGTTTTTTTCTTCAACTGCTCTTTTGTTAGCTTCGATCAGGGCATATTTTATTTCACTAACTACCTGGTCGGCCATATGTTCTCGACCTCCCGACAGGCGCGGAAATGAGCTACTGGTTAGTGGCGTCACCGTATTTATTGTGTTATCCATTTATCATTCCCGCTTTACTACTGATCATACCTTATCGTTTTACTTAGATATAATTATTATTAGCAGTGTTACCGCCAACATCAAGCACTTTGTTAGTGCTAAATTATTGAGAGACCTCCCACGTTAGTAAGCGCATTGATTTAACAATGTATTTAGCTGCTAATTAATTAATAGCTTGTAGGCGTAAAAAAACCCCACATTAAGCGGGGTTCTCTATAGTTTGTAGCCAGGTAGGCGGTAAAGTCTTCTAAGAGTACGAGTGTATATTGTCATTGGCCCGAAAGATCACAGACACTTCAAATTCAGTCAGCTTATGATGTGCAGCCCACGCATCAAGTGAGGCATTATCAGACATCAGCTTGCTCCATAAATTTACTGACAGATGTAATTATGTAGTCCATGTCACCTAGATACGCTTCTGCTTCTTCGTAACCACAAGCCCCGCAGATATCGCCAAATCTGAAAGCAAGACTTTCTAATTCCTTTGCTGCATCAATCCAGACATGATCATCCTTTAACCAATCTTCTGGGTAGCCCATTTCGCAATCACCAGTCTCATTTTGATTGGTGGCTTTGATAGCCCCTTGCTCATGCAACTCGTATTGGCTCAGTTTTTTCTGACTTAAAAAAAGCCTCAATGTACCTTTAAGATCAGTCATCAGCTTGCTCCTTTTTTGATGGCTCATTGAAAGGCATATATAAAACATTAGCTTCAATCGTACTATGAGCTACATCCTCAAGTTCCTTAAACCATTCGGGAGAGTTGTTTCGTAGCTTCTTTGAGGTCTCCCCCTCTAACTGATCTTCCCATTCCTCTAGAATTTCGGATTTAGATTTGGGTAGTTCTAATGGGATTACCTCTAGTTGTAGTTCGTCCCCAGCCCTGTCCGACAACGCCTCTAAGGCGTCATCAGCCATAATGTTGGAGGTAAACGGGTAAAGCCATGTGTCCCCATGACTGTCGATCACGCTCAGAATTACTTTAGTCACTGTACATGCTCCCCTTGTTTAATGATGTTTAACTTAAAGCCAAAGTCATTGATGGGTTTTCCATCTTCCATTTCAACAAGCACCCAATCAGAGCGAATGTGCCACTTGTGACCAAATACGCCCACTTTTATAAGCTTTTGATGAAGTCTCGCATTGCCTTTTCTTTGGTAAAACTCATCCATGTCTTTCTGATCGTGTACGGCACAAAGTAGTGACCATTCCAGTTGATATCGCAGAAAGTCTTTGACTGCCTCGAAATGGTCACCATTAAGCACGATTAAATCATGCTTTTCGCCCATGTTACCGCCACAGTCACCCGACACAGCAAGCAAGCCATAACCAAACGGGTACTTACCCGTCAAAAACTTCTCAGCCCTGTCATGCTCGCCACTGTCTCTAAGAGAGGCTACATAGTCCTCGTTTAACGTATCAAAAGCCTTAGCTCTGACCTCTTTGGTCGCGGCAAAGGGTGACGCAGCATAAGGAATATCTGTGTAAGCTTCAAATGTGTCTGGACCACAAGGCAAAGTATAGCACTCAACCTCTTTAGTGCCATCCTCATCAAAGAGGTCTTTGCGGTACAAGAACAGCCAATTACCTACAGTTTTGAGGTGACTAGCCTTGATGTTTAAACCCATGTCACAAGACATAAGCTCTGCAATTTCTGTGCGGTTCATTGGTCCACCCTCATTTGCGCGTCATCTTGCTCCACTACTGAGTAGTTGTTGATGAAGTTTTCACCAGCCAAGGTGATATATGCATAACCGTCTGGTGCATCAATGTGACGTGAAATAAAACCAGCTTCGATAAGCTGCTCCATTTTACCACAATAGGTTGCATATGATTTAGCGAAACCAGAAAGGTCTTTACCGAAGTTGCTGACGTGAATTGGCTTACGTACACCGTGCTGTGCTTCTGAAGACATTGCATTTTCAAGGATTTCACGCTGGATTTTTACGAGCTTTTTCATTGGCCCACCCTCCCCAACCGTGCCACACTACGAGCAGCACAAAGATCGATTGCAGATGTCATGGCCCCGCCACTGGTGCTGCAATGTGGACCGGTGAATACTTTGCCAGACACTACCGCGACAGGAACCCATGCGCCTGCATATTTTCGGACGCGATATGTGCTGCCAGCCTCTGCAATTATGTTGAGTTTGTGGGCATTAAAGTCGCGGACTGTTTCTGTTTCAGTTTTCATGTGTTCATTCCCTCGCTCTTAAAAGGTATTTCCAAATAGTTACTTTCTTCTAATTCAACCCAATACAACTTTTTCATTATACTATCTCCTTTATCATCTTTAAAACCAGGACAAGCTTTCATGATGTCATCACTTTATGAACGTGCGCGATTAAGAGGTCCACATCATCATAATTCCATTCTTCAGTGTACTCACCATCTGCATCACGCTCACCAAACATAAATTGTTTCATTCGCCCTACGCTGTCCCATCCAATCAAGCGCTGGTCTGGGAACTCAGACTTAGTTAAATCTTTATAATCAACCCAGATAACCTGTTGGAAGCCATGATCGAGTTCCGATATAATGCAAGGCATGGCATCATTATGCCAAGAACAATCTTTGAAGCCATGAGCTTCTATTGCTGCTAGGATTTTATCAAAGGCTTCACCGTTGTCAAAGTCAGCAAATTCTTTTTGGTACGGTTTCATTGCATTAACTCCTTTATCATCTTTTGGCGCGAGACAGACATATATTGACCCTGATTTTTCCACTTACTAATCTGGCCGGCGGAAACATTTAACAATCTTGCTAGCTCAACTTGTTTTAAATTTAACTTATGAAGTGCCATGATTACAAGCTGCTGAGGATCAGTAATCGTGTTAGGCTTACCAAGTCGATTACTAATAACGTGTGACAAATAGCTCGTTAGATTAGAGCAGGTCTCCGCATAAGCTCCGCCAGGACCTGTATCATCTCCGCAAAACCTAATATTGTGACTATGCAAGGCCGCGATAAGGAAGCGCACTTCACCCACCATCAATTGCGGGTGAGTTAGTTTTTGATCATCAGTTAATTCCATCAGCTTGCCCCTCCACCACTGGTACAACTACCATATTATCAGTTTCGGCTAGATGAAAATCTTGGCCTATGCCTACGCCGCGTAGAACATTTTCTACAATGCCGCTAAAATCGTCAAATTGATCTTGCGCGGCTTCAGTAAAAGATTGATCACCATTTTCATGCGTAACATACAAATCAGCCTCAGGTTTTGGGCTATGAAATTCCAATAACATGGCCTCCGCGAGTTCTGAATAAAGGGTGACATAAGTAGTATTTGGTAAAAGTATCATTGATCTAGTTCCTTTTGATTATAGATTGTAAAAGTAGGTTGATAACTTGTTGGCGCTGCTCTTTGGCTTCAGTTTCAGTGATCAACAAATCAAGGTATTGCTGTTGAATGAATTTGTGTTCAGCTTCAGCAAAATGGATGACGTCCAAGCGGGTCACAAGAACACCTCCACAGCCCATAAGAAGGCCCAAGGAAGAAAGAAGAGAGAGGCGCAAGCTAACACCTCTCCAGTGATCTCTAAGAACTTATTCATGGCCCACAGCCTCAATTGAGATCGAATTTGCTTTATAGTTAATTATGACATGATCACCTGATTTGAGATTGGCTTGAGTAAGCAATGCACCCACCAAATCTATCAAAGGCCGCTCGCCCTTGCCGCTCACCTTTCGGCTTCCTTCCACCGCAATAGTAAGTGTTAGGCCTCGATCACCCACAACAACATTGAATAGACAGCCACGCTGAAAACCAGCCGAAACAAGTCGCTTGCCCTCAATCCAAACTCTAGGCCGTCCACGGTTGGCACGAATTTGATAGTTTTGAATTAGATTTTCCATGAGATTGGTCCCCTTTGGTTGGTTAATGAGTAATGAAAACTACAGGCTTGGAAGCTGTCCAGCACAGGCCGCAAGCGCCACAATCTGGAACAAGTGTTTCCTCGCCCTTGGCTGCATAGCGTCCGGTTAATTTGCTGATCTGAGTAGGACACAAGAATGCGGCTTTAGCTTCCACAAGCGCCACAGATCGACTGTCGTCATTGCTAAGGGCTGTCATGCTAGTGCGGTCAAAATTGCCGCTAAAACGTACCGACCAACGCGCTTGGCAATTCTCGGACAATGAAAGCAATGCAAGCCCTATGGCGCTCTCTGTGGCGTCCGTGGCGTCCGGTTGGTTGGCGGTGTAACCGTAGACATGCAAGGCTGGAAACATGCTCAACCACTTAGCCCACTTGGCAACGTAACCGACTGAATAAAAATCACCCAAAATATGCAATCTTACTAGAAAGCCGCTTGGGTATTTGGCTTGCAAGGCTGTTAGCTCAGTCTCTAACATTGCTTCCAAATCAGGACCCGCATTATAGCGAGTGGCGAACATCATATTGTTTCCGTAGCAATCAAACCAATGAGCGCATGATTTAGGGCAAGTGGCTCTCTCTTCCAAAGTTAAGGTGAGAATAGGAAAGCCCTTCCACTTACCTTTGGTAACCCACTTTCCAAGCTTGATATTGGTTGACTTCTTAATGAGCCGCTCAGATTTAGCCATTCCCTCAGATATAGATTTGACCCTATTGGAATAGACAGAACGATCATTCATTGCGGCCAGTTCAGTTTTAGAAAGGGCTTTCATTGGTTTGCCCCCTTGTTGAATGCGTTGTTAGTTTCGATATCAAAGGCTCTTAACTCTGTAAGCATCGCTTCGATCTTTTCACGCGCTGCGGCAATTTTCTGATCATGCTCAATTCGTTCGGCTTGAAAATTGGCAAGAAAATCTTTGTGCTGTTCAATTGTCATTGGCTTAGTCTCCGGTTGGTTGGTCATTGTGGGGCGTTGGCTCCCCTTACCCATGATCATAGTCACAAGTTTACTAAACACAATAACTAATTGGCTTAGTCAGCTAAAACAGACTGTATTTAGTTAACAGCCATTGTAAGAGCCTTAGAGCGACCAAACGTTCATTCGTGGGCGTTAGTATGTAGAAAAGGTTAACAGCCATTCAGCGGCGATTTAGGTGTTTGTTCCCGTTATGTTCCTGCCGAGGCATACGGTAAAATTATGATGCTCAAACGAGGTCCCTTATAGTAGTGTGTTTTAGTGGGCTGCTAAGGTGAGCGGCAAGGTTGGCTGAGGATATACAAAGCCGCGCTTACCTCACTGGATTTAAAACTGTCAGCCAATTGGATCGCTCGCGCGTTAAGATCGAAGGCCAATTATTTGTTGGCTGATTTTCTTCCGCAATATTCTGAGCGCAAATAAATGGCAGATAATAATTCTGCCACTTTTATCCCAAGCCATTATTATGATGCGATTAAAAACGATCGACCTACGACCCAACCAGTAACAGAACATAGAATAGCCCATAAAAATAAGGCCCTAAGATTGCCGCCAACCTTCCAATGGCCAACCCTAATTTTCTCTGG